GGCGTTTCAATCACGTCCCCGCGGGCGTGGTGTTTGACGCCGAGATATTCGGTGTGGGCGGAAATGATATTAGGATCGAGCATGGGATGTCTTGGTTGATGTGGACGGCGAGCACGGCGGCCCGCGGGAAATGGCGATGGTTACTTGGTGCGCGCCTTCTCTGTATTGGCGGGCGCGGGAGAGGGAGTCGAAGCGGCGGCCGGCGCTGGCGACTTCACTGGTGGCGGAACTTTCTCGATGGTGACGAGGTATTCCCCGCTGGCTTCGAGCTCACCCTCCTTGGCGGTGATGGAAAGCACGGCGCTTTCCACGGCCTCGTTTTCCGGGGCGGGTAGCTTGGTGAGGTTGAGCACGGCGGCGGATTTCCCGCCGCTTTGCGGTTGAAGATGAGTGCAACGGACGCGGAGTTTCATGGGTTGTGGATCTACGGTTTCAAAGGAGCGGCCAGCGCCGGCAGCGTCTCACGCCGGGGCGCGTGCAAGGCGCGGTGGTAAAGATTGGTTAGGGCCACAATGGTGGCCTGCATCTCGCGCACCTGGCTCCGGGCGCGCCCGAGGCATTCCCGGAATTCCTCAGCGGTGCAAAAGCGCGCCAGCTTGTAGCCGCGGCTGCCGGTGACGAATTGCTCGCGCGCCAGCATGCGGATGTGCCGCAGCTCGCGATCGTCAAAGCCCAGCGGGGCGAGCTGGCGCGCGGTGTGCCAGTTGCCATCGGCGAGGGCCTTGCAAAGTTCCTGCACGCGCTCCGCAGAGACTCGAGCCTCGCGCCCAGTAAAACGCATTTCAGTTTGGGAAGCGGCGGCGGTCATGGCGCGGTTTTCTCCCTCACGTCTCCTTGTTCCTTTTCTGGCTCGGTGCAGATGGCGCGCACCACCGTGCCGCTATCGACCGCAAAGGCGCCGCCGTAAATGAGGGCGCTGGAATTCGGGCCGCCGTCCGGCACATCGGCGTCCGGCGGATAGGGCAGCGTGCCGTCCACCGTGTAATAGATGACTTCGCCGGCGTTGCCGCTGCCGGTGATCGTGCATTGCCCGTTGGCGAATTCCATCAGCGGCTGCGCGGCGCGGGTTTCCTCGGCGAGATCATCGACGATCTTAAACAGCACACTGAAACCGATGCCGCCCCTGTCATCCTTCCACGGCTCGCATCCACTCCAGAGCAGCGTGGCGTTGCCAAAGGTCCGGTAGTGGAGCCGCTGCATGATCCAATCCTTGCCGGTGTCGGGATCGATCTGCGTGCCGTTGCTGGCGCGGTTTACCTGCGGCACTTCGATAATGCGCACGACATGGAACCGGCGCAGCCGAATGAAATCACTCTCCTCCTGGATCGGCCGCTCCACGGGCTGCGCCACAATCACGGCTAGGCCCTGCTTTTCGCGTGCGCGCGGACGGCGGCAACGGGTGCCGGCAAGCGCCGCGTCCACGTCGCTCTCGGGGTCGCCGCGAAACTCGGCGAAGAGGAAGGCCTCCCGGAAGCGGGAGTCCGAGAGCAGCAAGCCAAGGATGTCGCGCTGCTGCGCCAGACTGCGGCCTTTTTGAATGGAAGGATTCGGGAGCATCGTCATTTCCCCGTGTTGAAGCCGAGGCGCGTCTTGTTTTTGTTCCAGGTGAGCACGAGCTCGGCGGACAGCGCATTGGCGATGAGCGGCGCACCCTCCTGGATGCCGGTGCGCAGCGGGGCGCGCGCGGGCACATTCATGCGCCGGCTGTGCGCCTTCACGGTGCCCTCGTATCCCGTGAATACCCGCGTGCGTGTGGGCTTGGCGGCGCCAGCTCTCACCGGCCGGCCTTTGTCGTTCACCACACGCAGGCGGCTATGCGCCCGCACCTGCACCGCGCCGTTGAACCCGTACTCGTGGACAGCGAAGTATTTCACGTTGCTGCCGATGGCGCCTTCGACGCCCTCGGCATCCACCGTCGCGGGAATGACGCGCAGCGAAGTGCGCAGCCGCGTGGTGACATGCCCCAGGCGATGCTCACTCACCGGGAAAGGCCCCTCGCCGGTGAACCGGGTCGCCTGGACGCGGGAGAGCACGAGCTCCAGGCCGCGATTGAGGCCGGTGCGCATGGCGCCCCAAAGCGCATTGGGATAGTCGCGGATGTTCTGCAGCGCCGCGAGGCCCTCGGGTGTGAGTGTGATGGCGATATCCATGACCCGTGCGATTAGCCTGCGAGGAGGCAAAAAGGTTTGAGCGCCGCCACCACGGCCGGGAGCAGCTCGTAGGCGTAGGAAGCTTTCGCTTTGTCGGCCTGCTCCGAATCGCTCGCGAGCGCGCGCCGCGTCATCATTTCACTCGCCGCGAAGGTGTGCTTGCACTGCTGCAGCCACGCGAGCTGCAGCGACATAGGGAGATCGAAGGAACCCTCGGGAGCTTCTTCGCTTGCATCCTCGCTCGTGTCCCACCAGTAGCCACCCGTGTACGTCAGGCGCAGCCGATCCCGATGGGTGCCCGGTTCCCCCACGAGCTGCACCACTCCGCTGGCCCACGATTGATCAATCCAATCGGAGACATCGTCCGAGTAATCGGCAGCGGCGGCATAGCGAATGGCGATGGTGGGCTGAACTTCGAGCGGGAACCGCGGAAGCTGGATGAGCGCCACGGCCGCGCCGGTCTCGAAGGTATCTCCAACAATGCGCTGGAACTTGCGCCCGCAATACTCTTCCAACTGGTTCGCCACGCCGAGCCCGAGCAAGACGAGCTGATCGTCGAGCTGCGTCTCTGTTTGCCAAGAATCCGGCAACAGATGCTGCTTGAGCGTGCGGAGGTTGGAGAGTCCTGCGTTCACAAGTTTCCAGCGCGTGTGGTTTTTTCGCTCCTGCGTTTGGCCGCAGAATTATTCCGTCGTATGCCCGAGCACGGAGACCTTGCCGGTGACATTGGCGCCACCCGCGGCGAGCGTGACAATCATGGCAGTGTTGATCGCCGCCCCGCGCAACGGGCGCGGGAAGACGATGGAGCCATTGCCCTTCGCATCGATGTCGATCGTGAAGACGGTTGTGCCGCTCACGTCTTCGACTTTGATGTTGCCGCCAGCCAGGGTGCCGCTGCCGGTGTAGCTCCAGGCCAGGCCGTAAATGACATGCTTGGCGCTGGCGCTCGCGGCGTAGGTAACCACCGCAGCCGTGTTGGAGGTCGGCGCATGCACATCGCTGGAGCTCGCCGTCACGGGCTCAACGACTTGGTTCGGCACCACCACGCCGGTGCCGGCGGTCGTGGTTTTGCATTTCGCACGAATGCCCGTGCTGCCGTCGACACCATAGTAAATGGTGCCAGCGAAAACGCCGCTCACCACGGTGAGCAGCAGGAGAGCGACAAGCCAGCGCAACGCGCCGCCTCGTTCGTTTGGATTGGATTGATTCTTGTTCATTGGATTTGCGAATTGAGTTTTGGATTCAGTGCTTACCCCGCAGCCGGCGCGGCGCCGGTTCCGCCAGAGCGCCGTGCCGGTGCGAGAGGAGGATTAGTCGGCCTCTTCGACGATTTCGACGCGGCCAGAGCCGACGAGTTGCACGTAGCGTTCGGGCGTCACTTCGAAGGTCTCGGCGGGCTTGGTGACCTCACCGTTTTCCTTGTTGCGCACCGCGGGGTGATAGACCCCACCGCCCTCGAAGATCGGCTGGTTACCGCGCACGCGCACAGTAACGAGCCCCTCCGGTTTCGGCGCCGCCTTTTCATCGGCGAGCTTCTTGGCGCGCTCCGCCGCGAGACGCTTGGCTTTCTTCACCGGATCTTCCGCCTTGGCGGTTTTGCCGGTTTCCGTGGCCGCCCCGCCCGCGCTTTCATCGGGCTTGGCGTGATAGGCCGCGCAGGCTGCGAGGCCGAGGATTTGATGGAACAATTTCATAGTCTTTCTGGATTGGTTTCGTTCAGTTGAGAGGACCGCCCGCGGAGAATTAGCCGAGCGTGAGGAGCCCCAACGCCGTGGCCAGTTTGCCCTTGAAGGACATCCGGGCGATGCCGCGCAGGGCGGTGTAATCCGTCGTGAAATAGACGAGATCGCTGGAGAGCATCTCCAGCATCTGACGCAGCCCGACGTGGTAGGCGCCGGTATCGCCAAAGGCGGCCACAGTGGCGCCAGTGCTATTGGTCGTCGGCATGATGTTGCCGGTGGTGACCGGGTAGCCAAGGATGGAACCCATGGCGCCGGTGCTGGGGGCTTCGATCGCCGTGAGAAAGATGGGCCGCCCATTATTGTCCCGGATGCTCATCATGCGGAACAAAATGAAGCGGTGCATCCACCAGCGCGGGCCGCGATTGAAGACTTCCACATCCGTGCCCAGGAGCACGGCGAGAACGTCCGAATAATCGAGCGCTTCCACCGTGGTGCCACCCGAGGGCGCCACCACGCTGGTCCCGAAATTCAGGATGCCCGTGGCCGCACCATTGGTCGCGTCGTTCGTGCCGTCCGCGCGGAAGGCCGCGTAGTCGGCGCGCTTGGCGGTGGCGCGCATGATCTGTTCGAGCGCAATGCCCGTGACATCATACTCGCTATCCTGCAACAGCTCACGGGAGAGCTGCATAATGGTGGCAATCTTCTTAGCCGTGGCCGTCACGCTCGTGCCGGCAATCGCGCTGTCCGGCGTGATGGCGGCGCCCTCAGCGATAAAGTTCGCCGTGGGATCAGCGGTGAGCACCGGGATGATATGATCCTTCGTGCCGGTGTTGACCACATCGAGCGTGTTCCAGATGCCGTAGCTCTGCAGTGTGCTGTAGATATTAGCATCGAGCTCCGACACAATCCATGCGCTGCCGGGAGTACTGCCTTCGGTGAGGGCTTTCTTGTATTCCTCCAGCGCCTTGACGTGTTTTTCACTGAGGACCAAGCCCGACTTCACAAAGTTCGCACGGACGAGCGCATTGATGAGGGTGCGCTGCTCGGGATCGCTCTTGATGCGATCCACGCCGCTGCCAAAGGAAGCCCGCCGCTCGGCGTGCATCCGAAGCATAAATTTTTGCATGGTCACATCGAGGCCCTTCACGGTGCCGCTGAGCCCATCGAAGTTGTTCTTTCCCGCGGTGAAGTCCTCCATCAGCTTCTTGGCCTGCTTATCGAGCTGATCATAGTTCTTCATCATCAGGTCGAGCTGCTCGGCGATGGTGAGCAGTCCTTTCTTGGCGGCCTTCTCGGGATCGGTTTCGCCTTCGATCGCTTTGGCGACGGCGGCGGAGATCCCTTTATCGGCCTCGTGGAAAGTCATCGGACGCGGCGCGAGTGCGCGCAGCCCGATGGCGGGCATGTTGAGCGGGAGCTGCGGACCACTGCAAATGGCCCGGCGGCTTTCCGCATGAATCGTGAGTGTTTTTTTCATGGCTGCTGTTGTTTGGTTTTAGGACCGAGCCGCGCCGGCCGTGCCAGGAAGCGCTCGCAGGGTTGCCGTCAAACTCCGCACGAAGGCGGCGCGCTTTTCGTTCCCCTCGGCGGCGGCGCGCTGCGCGGAGTTGCCGTGGGGTTGCTCGTGCGGATTGGCAGAGAGTTTGGAATCGCCGGGGCTCATGATGCCGCGAAGCACGCGGCGGATGCTGAGCTGCACGTCCGGCGTGGCCTGATCGTATTTCGCGGCCGCGTCGTGAATGAAGGCGAGCTCGTCATCGTCCATGCCCAGCTTGTGGAAATCTTCATCCACCAGCGCGCCGGCTTGGTGCGCCTTGGCCACGGCGCTCGGATTGGCGCCGATGAGCACGGCGGAAAGTTCGGTCTGGTCCTGCTCCCAATGGATGCAGTTCACGGTGGCCGCTTCGTCCACGGTGAGGCCGAGCTCCTTGCAGGCGTCCTCAAAGTCCTTGGCGTCGCGCCAACGGGAGCGCACACGGCTCGGGATGAAGCCGACACTCACCGCGCGCAGAAAACCGCTCGCCGTCATCTTCCAGGCGAAATCCGCCAGAGGGCTGGCGCCCTCGGGGACGTATTGCACCTCTTCGACGAGGCTCTTTCCTTCCACGCGCCATGCGCGAACGTTGCCCAGGAGCAGCCCGACGCTGCCATAGTTGTGCGAATCCACGAACGGCGCATTTTTCGCGAAGCGATCAAACTTCCAGCCGGCCGCGCGCACAATCTCCCGGTAGCAATCGAGCGTCTGATCGCTGGCCACATAGCTGCAGATGCGCTCGCGCTCGTTGAGCACTTTCGCGACACAAGGCAGCGCGCGGCGGATGTCGGATTTGGAAGCGTTAGCGGGCATGGGAAAAAAGGAAGAGGGCGATGAGCGCGATGAGAATTCCGGCAGCGACGTGGAGGGCGACGGCGCACCTAGTGCGAATTGGCGCGGGTTGTGGCGGCGGGAGCTCGCGGCAGCGTTCGCAAAGCAGAATCCAATGATCGCTCTCCAGCTCCACATTGGTGAGCGCCCGGCCAGTGGTGCGGCGGCACTTCTCGCATTCGCCTCGGATCAAAATGCCCATCAGCTTTCCTCGCCTCCTTTGATGGCCGCCACGCAGAGGCAGCGGCAATTGATGACTTGATCCGCGGGCCCGTTCGGATCGCAGGGCGTCATCATCGAGACACCGCCCGCCAGAATGAAGGGTTCATCGATCGGGAGAATGGTGCCGTCGATTTCCTCGTGATCGGCGCGCACACGGCTATCGCGCGCGGTGAGCCATTCCTTGTGGCTGATCCCGGCTTGCTTCATCGCCGCCATGCGCGCGGCGTTGTAGATGGCGGCCGTCTCCGTGGCGGCGATGGTATTGGCCCGCACGTCGCTCGCCTCGGCGAATTCCGTTTTCACCCTGCCGCGCAGCTCGGCCATGGTCTCGCCCTTTTGATAGCCTTCCTCCAGGCTTTCCGTGATCCGGTTGTAGACTTCCTCCGTGGCGCCAGCGATGCGGTTTTCGCGCAGCTTAAAAAGCTGGTTCACCTTCGCGGCGTCGGGCGCGAACTTGCTGCCGTCGGGTGCGGCCACTTCGGTGAGACATTCTTCCCCGGCTTTTTCCAGCGTCGCCTTGAGCACCGGCGTGACGGCGGCCTGCACGTCGCGCTGCATTTCCGGCAGCGTGATGATGAAGTTGAACCCGGCCTTGGTCTCGGTGCCGATGATGGTTTTGAGCGGGAGCGATTCGTCGGCCGTATTGGCGCGGTAGCCGACACTCTCACCCCATTGATTCAAGCGCTCCAGCGCCTTGGCCCGGTACTGTCCAAAGACTTTCTTGAGCGCCCCCTGCACTTTCTTTTCCCACGGCGCGCGCTTGGCTTGGTGCGATTGCCAAAGCCGCGTGCGGCTCTTGTCGGACTGCGAGGCCCGCGCCCCCATTTGAATTGGCGGGGGCGGGACGGAACCGCCCAAGGAAACCGCCCCGCCCTCGCTCGAAAGTTGCGACTCCAATTCGTCGATGATTGCCGCGCTATCCCCAGCCGGCGCCGAGACGGATGAAGACTGGAAGCTCAATACCATCACTCCCGCCGGCATGGTGAGAGGTGAAGTCACGGTGACATTCGCCCCGCCCGCCCGCGCCACCGGCGCGGCGCTATTCGAGGGCGCCGCCGCGCCGGTGGTTGACTTCTCGTTGCCCGTGGCGCCGCCGGGCGCTGCTTCATGGTTAATAGTGGTAGCCGTGGAAATCGAAGGCGGCAGCGCGCGTTTACCGCAGACCTTTTGCAGCATATCCGCAAGCCGCAGGTATCCATCCTGCACGACGACGGGCGCCTCGCTCTCCGCTTTCGGCTTGCGCGGATTGGTGACGGTCTCGGGACTGCCGTTGAGTGCGTCCTGCACCGGCTGCACATTGAAAGGGACGAAGCCCACGTCGTCACCCAGGAAACGCGGGAGCCCGAGATCCAGGAATTGATTGATCTCGCGCATCGGCACACCGAGCCGTGCGAGCTTCTCGGCCACGTCCACCTTGCCCTCGCGCACGGCCGCGACCGTGGGATGCTGCGCCCAACCGAAGGCCGCATAGAGCGTGGACGCACCAACGGTGCGCCGCTGTTCAACCAGCGCGATGGCCGCCGCGATTTTCACCGAGAGCGGCATGCTCGCGCCCCATACAAGCTGGCGCATGTCGCTATCGGCGCCGAGGCTGTAAGCGGATTTGATGTCCGCGAAAGACATGGGCACGCCGAGGGCCGCGTAAATCTCGTGCCGGTTTTCGATCCGCTGCGAAACGAAAGCGGCGTCCACCGATTTCATCTTGGGATCTTCGACCTTGAGCCCGCCGGCCAGGAACGTGGGCGCGAAGTCGCCCCGCTGCACCCGGCGGCGTTTCTCGCGCAGCGCGGCAATGATCTGCTCTTGCTGCTGCGGCGTGGGCGCCGGGCCGTCCGTGGTGATA